CAAGGTGCTCGAGTCCGCCGTCATCGGCTCTGAGAGGGTCGATGTGCGGAGGGGTGTGGTGCGTCTCATAGTTCCCACTGGGCCTGGCAAAGCAATGACATACATGTGTTGCGTTGTCAAGCTTGGTGAGAGGTTGTATGCGAGCAGTCCACGCCACTGTGGTAGCAAGGGTGACAATGACGTCTACACTTCGCTGCCTGAGGAATTCGAGTGTGAACTACACTACTACGACGATGGGATCAAGGTGCTGCAACTCGTTGTCAAGAAGAGTGATATCAGGTTCGAGATTAAAGGCAACGATGGGGATTACACTGGTTGCGACGACATCATGTACGTCCCACTACCCCACGGGCTGCCGCTTGTCGCCCCTGGTTACACTAGTCATGACAAGGTGGATGCAGGATCCGCTGTTTCCATAGTGGTGGTCGTGGAGAAGAACAAAGACGGCAAACCAGAAGACTGGGTTGTCTTGAGTGGCACCGTGGCTGCCGTGATAAAACGCGGTCAAGGGGCTTACATCGCAATCAATATCTCCACGAGAGGTGGTGATTGCTGTACGCCCTACTTTGATCGCGCGGGCAAAGTCATTGCCCGTCACAGGTACTCGGAACTGCTCAGGGGGCCTGGTCAAGGTTTTCCTGCCGGTGATGCGGCGTTTCCACCAACGCCACTCGGCAAGAAGAAGCCGCCGCCAAAACTCAGGACGGAAGACATGGACATCAGTGAGGTCCAGGGACTGAAAGTCTTGGGGAAGACGTTCTCCGTCCCTGACAAGCTTAAAGTGTTGCCATTGAAATCCGAGGCGAAGACGTTACCACTTTATGGTCTAGTTGTGAAACCAGGCCACAAGGAGGTGAGAAGTGAAATTGACAAGTTCGGTGAGGAAGTTGTTCACCACGTACCCCGTGAGATGATGGAAAGTTGCTTCAGGCATGTCACCCTCACTGAAGGTATGCGTAGTGGCAGCATCTACAGGGGTTATAAATCAGCACAAGACTTGGTTCCAGTGTTGGTGAAAGGCCTCGACTTGACGTCTTCAGCAGGTTTCGGCTGCCCAGGAAACCAAGGTGATTATGTGCGGAAACTCGGTGATGCTGATCTGCCGCTCGGTTTCCTTCATCTTGCCAAGGAAGTAATGGTGCTCATGGGCCTGGTTGAGGCCGGCAAGGTCACCGAAAAGGTCAAGTGGAAAGTCTTCGGCAAGGAAGACAAGTATCCGTGGAAGAAGCTGGAGCGTGAGCCACCCGATACACGCAGCATTCAGAGTCCAACTATATACTTCAAGTGCTTGCACCTGGCGTATTATGCTGAATCTGATGACGCGTGGACCACACATTGTCCGGAATATGCCGTTGGGGTGAACATGGATCGTCCGGTGCCCATTTCGATGGCACGGAAGATAAAGAAGACCAAAACTTCAGATGGCACTGACGCTAAGGGCTGGGATCGTTACACCCCTGCCGATTTCATGGAAATGTATTTCCAGGAATACCTTCCATGTGTGGCAATAGGTGTACCGAAGAATGTTAGAGACTTCTTCGCAGAGAACACAATACGCAGTGTGCTGGTTCTGGCAGATGGCGCTATTGTTGAGAAAGATCATGGTATCCCTTCGGGGTATCCCAATACTCTTCGCATCAACAGCGTCATCAACAGGGTTGTCACTTATTGCGCTGAGTGCATGTTTGCTGAGAAGCAAGACATTGAACTAGACCTTAAGGACGTAGATTT